GTGACAAAGGGTGGTCTTGATAATATCTTGTCCCCTTACAGAAATAATAAACATGTTCTAATGTGTGGAAACCCCAACACCTACCCAGAGAAGTCGTCCTGCAAGTATTGCTGCAACTGTAAGACCCTGTATTATATTGCAAAAATCCATGGGGGCACATGCTTGTATTGCTTTGGTACTGGGCAGGATGATTATGGCAAATGCCCTGTGTGTGGTGGGACTGGAAAAACCAAAGGTTAAATACATTATGTTTTGCTGTGATATGGTTGTTCCATGAGAAAAAAGGTATCATTAGCGACACTCCCAGATTACATTGATTGGACAGCAGTTCTTGCTGCACCACGTATTGTAGGTGGGCATATTGATATGCTCAAGGCTGTGTTTGGGTCAGATGGGCCATGCCGAGCATATGTAGCATCCCCAGGGTTTGCAGATAACCATTGGGCAGGTGTTGTGTCCTGTTGCTACATTTTTCCTGTCGATGGGACTGTTGTTATTACCAGTGATTACTTCGGGTCAAATTATTGTTGTGATTTGGTCTTAAATGCAGATGATAGCACTATAAGAACCATAATCACAACAGTTGTAAACAATGCCAGAATCTTCCCAACACTCCAAAAGGCAATCAATTTCTGTAGTTCTGTCCAAGAACGGGCAGAGGACTTCCCCTACTGGTACTGCAAAAACATGGTGACACAATTGCAAATCCTCTCCAATGCAGAGGGTCACTAACCAAAGCATGCTCCCACAAGACCAACTTTCTGATGATGACCTGTTTGCACCTCTACAGGATGTAATCTCGGGTGCCCCCCTATCTCCAAAGCCCCAACAAATAAATGATTTGGTGTACCTAAAAAAAGCACCAAACCCAGTTGAATTTATTGAAAGTACGGACTTTCTTAACGCACCTGAACTATTCCCAGTTCAATATGAAACAATCTGCAAGTTCTTTGAATGCTGGTGCCCACACTGCACAGATATTGAGAACCTACAGCCTGCTAAGGGCGTACCACAAGAAGAATACCGGGAAATCCGCAAGACCCATGTATTGTTTGAACATGACAAGTGCCCAAAGTGTGGGATTACAAAAGCAGACATTCGAGAAGAACTAAGGTATTATCGAGAACTAGTTCTCTGCCTTGGCATGCGCTCTGGTAAAAGTGCATTTGCAGCCTTGGCATCTGCATGGATTCTCCATGAGTACTTGTGTATTGACAAGATACAAACAAGGCTCAAAATAGTATCAAAACAAGCACTTGAGATGACATTTTGTGCTGCATCTGGAAAACAGTCTACAGATACAACCTATGGCCAGCTACGGTCAGTAATGGAAACATCCCCCTGGTTCGTTGACCTAAAAAACCAATTGATTAGCGTTGAGAAAAATGATCCAAGGTATAGAAGAGAGTCTTTGTACCGAGAATCAGACACAGTGATTTGGTATCGCTTTTGTAACATAAAAGTTCAGGCAATGCCAACATCTGCTGCAACTGCTGCAGGAAGAACCCGCATATTTACCTGCATTGATGAGTTGAGCCGCTTGAACTCAACCTCAAGCAAAATAAGTGCAAATGAAGTGTTCCGCGTTTTGAATAACAGCCTCATAACTGTTAGATCAGCAGTCAAACACCTAAGAGAAAATAATGAATGGGATGTTCCAGAAAGTCGCATGTTTGTTGTGTCTTCACCCTTGTTCGCTACAGACAAGACAATGGAACTAGTAAAGCATGCAGAGAACAACATCCATGGAAAAGCCTTTGGTCTGAAGTTGCCCACATGGGATGTGAATCCTTTTATCAGTAGAGAAGATTTAGATGAGGATTACTACCGAGACCCAGTAGGAGCAAAGCGAGACTTTGGGGCAGAACCACCAGAGAGTGAGAACCCATTCATTGAGGAACCACGCCTAATTGACTTGTGCATTGATTCAGGCAGACAGCAGATGTTCACCCCTAAAGAGATATTCTTTAATCAGGTAATTCAGGGAACTACATTTAATTATGTAAAGATAGACCCTGGTGTCATACGGTTTAGAAACATGCTGTCTTACACCATTCACATTGACCCAGGTCTAAGAAGTGACTCATTCTGCTTAGGTATAGGTCACTATGAAGAACAAACGGGTAATGTTATAGTTGATGGATGTATTGAGGTTAAGCCAGACAAATCAAAAAATCTTCAGGTACACTTTCCATCAGTATTGGAATTTCTAAAAAAGCTTTGCCAACAGGTACACATAAGACTAATTTCTTATGATGCTTGGAATAGTGCAAATGAGATTCAAGAGCTTCTTGGAATTGGTGTCATGGCCATAGAGAAGAACATCAACCGTGATGATTATATGAAATTCAGGCAGAGCATAGTAACAGGAAAAATCAGGTTCCCTTTGCTAGAAAAGGCTAATTACAATCATCGTACTGATCGAAATGTTCCTATAGCAACAGCAATATATCAGTTAAAGAAGCTCAATGATGATGGAAATCGCGTGGAGCACCCAACCGGCGAGCATGATGATATGATCCAATGCTGTGTCGGTGTTCATCGGAATCTTGTGGACCCGGCCACTGTGATGACTGATCGAGCATCGAAAAATATTCAAGACATCAAGCGTGCCCAATCAATGCGGGATAATTCTAAAAGGCCCGCCGTCGGTCGGATTTTCAGATTCCGTGGGCCACAGCCTAAAGAATGAGACTGTTCAAGATGATTGGTACAGGGGGTACAGAAGTTGTTACCCCTGTTAGAATGATCTGAATTGATGTAGTTGTGTAGGTATTAAAAATTTCTGCCAAAGAATCTGCTGTTGTTGCCCCATCTGAGCTTATAATCCCAAACTGAATCGCCAACGGTGTTGACAGGGCTGTTGGAATAAACAAGGAAACAATACTTGTGGTAATCGACGCAAAGCCCGGGGGTGGAGTGGTTATTGTAAATGTGGCTGCAGTCCAATAAGCCACCACAGCTGATTCAAATATAAGGGCTGCTGATGCGGGGGTACCTACAGGCGGAAGACTCAGTAGAGAGGAAGCAAAGCCCGCCTTATTGGCTGTCAATACCTTGTTGCCAATAATGTCTTGCGCGCTCTGGCAGTAGATATCATAGGCGTTGGCAAATGCATCTGCACACGCTGTAGGGTCTGATGGATACCCAACAAATGCTGGATCATTTGGGTCCATCAACTTCCGAAATTCAGTCTTGAGTGTTTGTAAACTAAGTGCCATTTATGGGACCAGGACTGTTGGGCTCAATAATGTAACCAGTGCTGGTCCATAGGTACCCGCAGATGCTGGTCCTGATGGTCCAGTCGCTGTAGCATGTGTGTGATTGTTGAGCCATTCCAGAAGGCTAGTTCCCTTTGGAACGGGCTGTCCTGCACCAATATTTCCCAACTTCACAATGGGGGCATTTAGGAGGACAGTTCCGGTGCTGCTCCGAACCTCTACATTCCCTGCCTCATCAATTCTTACATCCCCGATTGCCGCACCCAACAAGCAGACTTCCAGCAGGGCTTTAACCCTATTTAGGGGTAATGGAAAAGATCCTTGTTCATCCACACCCAGTGAATTTCTTACATACCCAATTGCAACACGCGCAGTCTTTATCCCTGCTTTTAGAGTTTGTGCAAAGAACTCTTGAGCATTTCCAACCCCAGTCTCATCTGGCATCACCTTGGTTCCAGCCCCTGGGATGTTCCTCATGCAGGCACCGGCATTTACCTCGGTACCGTTGCCACTGATTTCAACCCGCTGCCCATTTAGGCGAAGGAGCCTATATTTGGCCAGGTATGATAAGCCATCAAGAAATCCATTTATTAGGCTGAAAGAGCCTGAGTTAGTCATGGAAAGGCTGATTCGATTGACCAGACTTCCTATAAAGACTTCCCCCTCTTTGATCACACTGGCCAAAAGTTTCTTACCAGTAGTAATATCCTTTTGATTTCCTTGTGTCTTGTCATTGTACCCATATTCAATTTTGCCTAGCCAGTAGTACATAATCCCATTTCCAAGAACCAAACCGGTGTCATGTATCCTTGGCATATTATAGGAACCCATATCATTTACAACAACGATTCCCCGCCGACCCCCCTCTGCACCAATCCAGTCTACAGACACAACACGATTTTCTTCATCTACCCCAGTCACTTTTGCTGGGTACATCCATAAGGGAGACTGACCATTGGTATCGAACATGAATCACCTATTTAAAAAGTAAGAATCCTGTCCTTGTTTTTATTCCAAAAACACCATCAATACTACCATTGTACAAATTTTTTGCAGCAAGCTTCTTCTGTATATCTTTTGCTACATCTGTCCTCATGTTGTCCAAGTCAACCAGCATACCAGGACATGTCTTTTTTAGTTGCTTCTTGCCATTGATAATCAAGTATCCAGTCCCGGGGAGTTCTCTGTGCCCAACCACCTTTTTGGGTTCAACCTTCAATTGTAGGCACAAATCACCAAGAAGATCCACCAGTGCATCCAATTGTGTGGCTGGAGGGCTTGTGGTTACTCCAATTGCTTTGTAACTGATACAGACACCCAGAGATTCCCAGTTGAACATGCCCACATGCCAGGTGACTTCTGTTTGGTCCATGCAATAGTAAGTTGTCCCATCTGGCATAATAAAGTAGGTATATGTCATACCTGGGCAACCCTTCCCGGGATTGATGTGGCATTGGGTAGATATGTCATAGGCATTAACCTGTTGATATGTCCAATCACTATCATCACAGTGAACCACAATTTGCTTTATATCTGATAACTTGCGTGTATGGTATTTCAATGTTGTGTCACTGTTTTTAAGTAGTAAACTTCTAACATCTTGAATTGCCATCGGTTATTCCTCTCCTGACTCTGCCTGTTTCCACTCTTCTTCTGTTTGTGTATCTAAGGAAACCTGTGTACAGTAGCGTGTTAGTTCTGCTGCTGTTATATCAAAGCTGTTTATCCAGGCATCTGTAGGTATTTGTAACAGCAATGATTGTATAGCTTCTTTGTTTATAGCATCTCGTTGATCTGCACTCTTTGCAGATCTCATCTTTTCAGTCATTAGCATGTAAGACTGTAGATCTACTGGCTTTTCAATGTCTCGTCTACCATAGTTTCCAGTTACTGTTGTAGTAGCATCCCCACCAACTGTAATTTGGTGAGAGATAGAGTTAACATAAAACACAGAGTTGTCTTCAACAAAATACATAGGAGCACATAGCTGCATTTCAGGGCGGAATATAATTGATGCTGTTCTAGTGTGAAGTTCTGAGTTCATGAAATTTATAAGGGCTGCTGCAGCAACATCTAAGAATGTAATATCCTTTGTAATAGTAAAATTATAATTGAACATCTGGTTAGAGACAGTTTGCCTTCTGTACCCAAACCTTTTCATTTTGCTCTTATCAAATGCAGACCCAAATAGATTACCTTGAGCAACTTCTATTGTTCCACCAATTGGAGGAGTCCCTTCAAGATGTAAAAATGTACACAGCTGCTCAATGTTGAAAGCAGTCGAGTAGCTGATTGCTTCATGATTAGAGAACACATTACTATATGGAAATGGGTTTTGGAATCCAACCTTTTTGTTACTCTTATCTACATTTATGTACCAATCAGTTAGGAACTGATTTGTCAGGCGCATAGGGTGATAGTTTACATTTCCATCCCCATCAATGTAGAAATCAAAATAGCTGAGTCCTGCAACCTCTTCAAGAATTTGAAGTCTGCTTGTAAACTGACTTGCATAAATTTCAGGAGAACTCATATTCATAGCACGGTATGGAGTAATGTTGTTTCCCCACAACAACAGTTTTCTTTTGTTCTTTCTTGTGGTTCTATATGCCATTATCTCATATGATAACTTATCTTTATGTACTGCTTGAGATGCAACTATGCTGTTTATAGTAGAAGCATCTCCTTCATCAACAGACTCAAATGAATCCAACGCTGTGAAGCTCAATCCAGGAGATCTGGTATCCTCTTCTTGTGGAC